CCATGCTCTCGAGATACTCCACGAAGTCTTCTTTCGTAGTTCGTTCGGGAAGCACCAAAGTGATGTTCACATTATTGTTGACAGTGCTATTGTCAACATTCGTGGTATTATGGTCACCATTGACGGCTACACCAGTTCCAGCAACAGCGCCGGCGCCAGAAGCAGCTGCACCTCCTTTCTTGTCATAATCTTCTTTCAATACAAACTCCTTCAGTTCATTTTTCATTTCATGACCACAAGCGACTTTCCTGTGTCTGGCAGCATTGCCACTATATCCCGTTTTATAACCACAACCACAAACATGTAATGAGAATTTGAACGTTTCTGTATTCATAATCTTTTTATATATTTCGTCATATATATTAAGTTATTCTTAAAAAAACAAAAGGATACTATCATTAAAATACGGCACACTAGTGAAAAGGATAGTATCTTTTTATTTTTTTTTTAAATATTTATTTTTTATTTCTTACAGAAATTATATACATGAGCAAAGCACCATTCCACGTCTGTAAGAGTATCAAGACACATGGTCGTAGTGCACGAGGGGTGCTTTTATATTATAGCATGTCAGATTTATCAAACAGCAGATGCGGGAGTCAGTTTATCCTGGATGAGAGTCTTCTGCAGCTTCGTGTAATTCCAAGTCGTTACTTTTCCAACGCTATAAGCCACCAGCATAAGTGCGATAAAACAGATATATGCGGAGATGCCGGCAAGAGCAAATCGATATGCCAGTGAATCCCACTGGAAATACCAGTTCTTGTAAATGCTGTATGCGGCTCCAGCGAGCACAAGTGCCCACCAAAGGAACATAACCAGGAATTGCTTCATCCACAGCCAAACACGCGACCCGATGGAAGAAGTTCCGTTTGATCCGCGAGTTCCCCAGCTCACGTCATACATCGTAAGCATTGCGGTGATCCTCGCCGGGATCATGGCAAAAAAGTAAACATATGTATAAAGAACGAAAAAGAATGCCCGAATATCCTTGGCGCGAATAGCAAAGTATGCACATTTGATCAGTGCGACGGTCGTGCTGACGAGGGCGGTTGCGATTTGAGCCCTTGGGTCGGCTTGGATCATCACTCGAGAAAACAGATAAATGATCAAGAAGAAATAGGTAATTTGATACATACACTCAAATGCCAGCCAAACATTGTGACGCCATGCGCAGCCGACAGTCCACCAAATTTCGCGACAGAAAGATTTGCTCCAACGTGTCTGCTGGACAAGGTATCTCATTACCTTTGTGGGACTGTCGCTCCAACCGACAGCACGAGGAGTATATACGATCTTCTTACCCTTCATCAGGACTTCGTTGGTCAAACGGCGATCGTCACCATAGGTACACTTCTGCCCCAAAAACTTCTGAGTGATCCAGGGCTCCTTGATCTCCTTGATGATGTCCATGGTGTATGCTCCGAGAGGTCCTCCCACACACTGAACGGTCCTCCAAAATGACTGTGCACTGCGCTCGACGTTGAAGGCGCTCCAATATCTCCAGTGGACGAGCATAGACAGCAGGGTGTCCGTGTTCCAAATCTTGCATTCACCGGCAACGGCTTGGACCATGGGATCGCAAGCGAAAGGATATACTACTTCCATAATGGCGTCCTTCTCGAGAACCGTGTCACTGTCAATGAGCACGACGGCGTGAATGCTGGGATCCATGGCGGCCAGTTGAAATCCCGTATACAGGCACTCGCGCTTTCCACGATGAGGTTGTGCCACGCAAATATTGCGAGAAAAGTCGGGATGAATTGCGGCCCCATCCTTGTTCTCCGCCTCGCACAGCACCATCTTCGGCGTTTGGATGTTGTCGTTATACACCTTCTTGTATACCTCTGTCATCTTCATGTCATCCGGTTCATCTCCATCGATGACACAAATCAACCGGGCAACATTTCCATATTCGGAGTCGCGAACTGATTCGAGACACTTCTGGAACATGAACTCGTCCTCACGATATCCCGCGATGATGACCGCGACTCTGATGTCCTTCCAGCCCTCTGGGCGAAGAGCGACCCATTTGCGCAGACGACGCAGGTTGAGCTCGGAGAACAGAACCTGAGCAAGGAAGAACGAGAACACGAATATACCATAACCACTGATGCTCCAAATGGTCGTGACTCCTATATTCCAATGCAATACATATCCAGCAATGGCCGGTGCTAAGATGAGCAAAGCACCTCCGATTGCAAAAATATTAGACAGCACGTATGTGAGCATCTTGGTGTCACCCATGATTTAATTTTAATTTAATCTGGTGATGCCCGGCATCATTATATGTTTATTTCATTACCAGGGGCAAATGACTTCCGCCCATCTACATCAGGAACAAATGACATTTACCAGGGTCAAATGACTATTGTAATTAATTAAATTAATTATTTCATGTAAGTTGTATCTTATAAATTTTAATAATTCGTAATGTCTTCTAACTTTGTGACGGTAGACATTGAAACAAATACCGACAACTCCATCGGCAGTTTCCCATATAACAACAAAATCGTTACTACTAAAAATTCCACAAAAATGAAATATAAAATCATCATTGGCGTAGCAGTGTTTTGTCTTCTTGCAGGTGGTGCCACCGGGGCGGGAATTCTTTTGAGTAAAGACGCGAACGGGTCGCCTCCTTCGCCACCTTCGCCGATTGATCCAGACAACCCTCCGGATGGCCCTTATTTATACGAGCAGCCCCCGTTCATCCCCAAGGATGGTTTCGAAGCCATGTGGTGGGACGAGTTCGATGGCGACGAAATCGATCGTTCCAAATGGTATGTTCAGCCAGACGTGGTTGATCATTACACAACTCGGAGAGAACTGCAGCATTACATAGACGACCCAACTACAGTGGATGTGTATAATGGAACTTTGAACATCATTGCGAATAACTCCAATGGGGTGCAATACGATGAACAAAATCCCAATTATGACCAAACATATTATACATCTGCTCGGATTGACACCAATCGTACCGGAGGGAATTGGAACCCGGGGATGTTTGTAGATAATTCTACATGGTCAACTATTCGTATCGAATCTCGGCTCAAAGCACCCAGAGGACCTGGAGTTGTTGGCGCTTTTTGGTTGCTTCCGGTGGTGGAAGAATGTCATGCCGAAATTGATATATTCGAAACACCGAGGTGCACCAGCATATCCGTAGGATCATGGGTAACTCGAGACGACTCATATCATAAAAATGGCTTCATGAAGAAGGAAAATTATGACAGGTTTTGCGATGAGTATGTTGTATATGCCGTGGAATGGTCTGCAGATTCGATCTCGTTTTATGTCGACGACGAACTTATTGGAACTACCGATGTTGGAGCTTGGTATGGCAAATGTTCCGAAGCAAATGATCCTCTTGCTCCATATGCAAACAGACCATTTTATATAATTATGGATGTTTCTGTGGGGAGTAGATGGTCGGGAGTCCCGCAGAATGATATTTTTCCTGCAATTATGAGTGTTGATTATGTTCGCGTATCCGGTATTCGCGATTAATTTATATGTAAAAACACGTAATAAATATCAAGAGAGAATGTACATGAATATAGTCATCCGAGGTCATATCAGGAATGCGTTCGAGTCAGAAGAATTGTACGAACTATTGAAATGTATGGCAGACAAATACGACATAAAAATATTTATTCACACGTGGAATAAGAAACAGAACACTTTGTCTTGGCGCCACATCGAAGAAGACTCGACGCCGGTCACTACGGAACTTATTCGTTCATATTTCAAAGACATTTTTGTACATGTCAAAAAAATAATCATAGAATCAGATTCCGACATAGAACTTCACGGAAATGTCGAAGGAAAACTAGCGTCAAGTCGGACGAGTCTTCTTGGGTGGAAACGATATGTGTATGGCCAGCATAGAATTATAAAGCATGTGTATGATTCGATCGAAAAGAATGAATTTTTATTGAATATACGCTTTGATTTGTTCACTAACTCGTATGTGTTTCCACTCGAAGAGATTACAAGCTTTATCGAAAACAATTATGACAGAACGCATCGCCAGAATAAATTTTTGAGAGACGGTAATTTCTGCGGAATTGACAATATTACAGTCGGATCCATAGAGTCCCAATATACATTGATATCAAAGATTCACTTCTGTCTCGATGATATTCTGGAATATCACCAGGATCTGAAACACCCAGAATTTGCTTTTCGGATAGCGCACACAATTCTTTCTACATGACAAACGACAAATTACATATTGACACACGTATGTATATAAAGGAGTATTGTATCTAAGATGTAAACACAAAAATGTGTGGCATCTTTGGTATCGTTTCAAACTCCTCCGCTGTCACAATTTCTATTGACGCGATCGAAAAGCTTGAATATAGAGGATATGACTCGTGCGGAGTGGCATTTAGTGATAACGAAAGCCTAAAAAGAATCAGGAGTATCAACGGCATCAAAGACCTTCGTGTTAAAACAGGAGGAGCAAAATCGAGCGTGGCAATTGCGCACTCGCGATGGAGCACGACCGGTGTGCCAAGTGTGATCAACGCACACCCGCACTTTTCCGTTAAGAATGATATTCATATCGCGGTCGTCCACAACGGAATCATCGAAAACTATCAAGATATTCGCGCGCATCTCACCGGGCAAGGGTTCGTATTTGAAAGTCAAACAGATACCGAAGCGATCGTTCATCTGATCCAATCATTGTATGAGGGTGACTTGCACAAAGCTACGAGGTGCGCCGTAAATCAACTGCATGGTTCGTATGCCATCGCCGTGATCTGCAACAAGAACCCAGACGTCATGGTCATTGCTAAAAACAAAAGTCCTCTGGTCATCGGCGTCAATCACGATGAGTCTTTGTGCGTGGCATCCGACCCCGTCGCAATGTCTCTGGCACGGGAAATCATGTATATAGAGGATGGGACTATTGGATACATGTACGACGGTAATGTGTTTTTGTTCGATGAAAATAACAACAGTATTGACGTTGTATACGAAAAAAACAACATTCTAGAAACTAGCACATCTCTCGGTAAGTTTGAACATCATATGCTCAAGGAAATTTATGAACAACCGGCAAGTATCAAAAGAACG